CCGTTCGATCCGGCAATGTAGTGGCGGGTGTTGGTCGGCTTGTGCAGCCAGATTTGGGTCTTGGGTCGCATGGGGCCTCCGGTGGGCGGCAGCGCACGTCTTTCTTCACAATCTCGACTTTGCCGCCTTCGACGCGGGCCAGCTTCCAGTCACGGGATGCCGTCACCTTCCGGCACACCAGCTGCAGCCCGTCCCTGGTGGGGAATTCCGGGCTGGCCTTGTCGAAGTGGTCTAACGGGTGGTAGTTCCTGCATACGGTGCAGAGCTTAATGCGACGTGCCGCCAGCTGCGGTAGTCGCGCACCTTGTCGATGGTCCGCTGGTGGACGCCGAGCTGTTCTGCCCACTGGCGCGCAGTGAGCCCGCGGCGGTTGGTGCGGATCGCGCGCACAAGGTCGGCGTTCAGCCTGGCGTGCGGCAGGCGCTCACCACGCGGTGCGAACTCATGGGCGCGGCTTAGGTATTCGTCTCGTGTCATGCTGCCTTCCTGCGAGCCTGCGCCCGCGCTACAGCCTTCGCGTACAGACACGGCCGGCAGTAGCACTGCCAGACGCCAGTCGTCTTGATGAACTGGAAGTGATCATCGTCCAGCGGCTTCCACTCATTGCAGCCGCCGCAGAGCTTTTCGCGGACGCCGTTGATCTCGCGCCGGACAAGCCGGCCTTTCAGGGTCCGCGTTGATCCGGCGCGCAGAGCCTCGCCCTGCGCTATGGCATGGTTGTCTATGAGCATGGGTGTGTACCGGGGAGGAGGGCGCACTGGGCGCCCGGGGTGGATCAGAACGGGATGTCTTGTTCCAGGTCAGGCTCAGGCTGCCGTTGCGGCTGACTGCGCTGCTGCGGCTGCTGCTGCTGATCGTCGCGCGGCTCAAACAGGGCAAGCCAGATAGAGCCGTCTTCGTCGACCTTGCAGCCGGCCGGATTGAAGAAGGCGTCCATCTTCATGCGGAAGCCCTTGTCGGTCTGGATGACCGCGCCGACCTTCCGGCTGATGTACTTGGTCTCGCCGTTCTTCTCGTACTTTCCGACCGTGGCTACCACGTCGTATTTGTGTTTTGCCATTATTGCTGCTCTCCGCTTGCGTCATTGACCACTTCAAAATCTCCATCGAACACGTACTCGTTACCCTGTGGCAGTCCGGCCTCTGCGGCCTCGTCCAGGGTGACGGCGCGCTGAATCTCGACCGACACTGGCAGGTACTTGAAGAGGCGGCGGATGACCGTCTTCTTCGCCATTTCCTCCCAGTGGCTGACCCATGGGCCAGACTTTCCGGCCTTGCTTTGTGCGCGGACTGCCTCGACTTGGGCTTTGCTCATAACCTCGAACTGGACGCCGCCGCCCTGCAGCCGCGCAACCGCATAGACGTGGGTGATCTCGCCGGCGTGCTCGCCTTCGAACGGCTTGTGCGTCAGGTCTTCGTGAAGGCCAAGCTGATAATCGAACTCGTCGTGTTCGCGCACGGTGCGCGCCGACAGGCTGACGATTTGCCCGGAGCGGCGGGCCAGGTCGATCATTCCGCGATAGCCGATGATCAGCTGCACCTGGTTTCCGTAGGGCAGCAGGTAGGCGTGACCGAGGGAGTTGCCCGGCTCCAGGCCAAGCTGGGCGCATTGGATGACCGAGCCGAGGAAGCTGTGCTGATCGCACTTGACCAGCGCCGGGGTCTTCCGGATCTCGGTGGTGACGATCCGCGCCATCCGCTCGGCCGTCATGTGCTTTGGCAGCGCCGCGGCGAATTGCGCCTTCATCTTCGGGCTTGCCAGCATTGCGGCCAGGCTGTCTGCTGGGCTGCGTGGCTTGACCTGCTGGCCGGTGGCTTGCTGCATGTCCTTCTGCGAGAAGGGTGCGACGTTCTCAGTGCTCATCTTCGATCCTTGGCCCAATAGGGCAGAGAGAGGGTTTCGACGCCAGACCATTCGCCGGTGCGGATGCAGTCGGCGTAGGTGGCCATGTCCTCGATGTAGGTGTCTCGACCGATAGACTTGGCCTCGTGGTCGAGTGTGAAAAGGCGCACCGGGTACTTCCCGCACTCGATGCTTGTGCTGACGACCAGGAAGACAAATGCGGCCGGCTGCTCGCCGAAGTGCGCTGCGTAGCCGTCGCAGTAGAAGGGGTCCTGCACGTGATAGCGGTACTCGTAGACGGAGCGGGCAAACTTCTCCATGTCGCCAGTCGTCTTCACGTCGGCGATCCAGCCTAGCGAGGTGATGGTCTTGTCCGGCCGACATCGAGCGAGGAGGCCTGTCGTCTGTTCTTTCCAGTAGATGCTGGCCTCTGCGTCGCCCTCGGCCTCAACCAGCCAGCGCGCGTGCGGGTGAGCCATCACGCTCTCCCGGATCAGCATGACCTTCCGGCCTTCCTCGGCAGTGAGCACTGTCTGGCCATTCAGGCCGGACTCGAACTCCTCCCACTTCTCCTTGCCGGCCTTGGTGTTGCGCGGGGCATCTGCCGGGCCGATGGCGTACTGCTCCGCGAACCGGTGCGGCTCAAGCAGGATGGCGTGCACTGCGTCGCCGATGTTTAGCGCTGACTTCTTCTCCTCGTCCTCTGGAGCGGCCTTGCTCCACTGGTACAGAGCTGGGCTCTTGTGGATCAGGTCAAGCTGCGACTTCGAGACGCCTGGCCCGCGGTGGTAGGCCTCGTTGCTGAGGTCGCGGTAGTAGCCTGGCGTGATCGCCTCGACTGGAGCGTTCATGCTCAACCTCCGAAGAAGTAAAAGATCGCCGCCTCACCAATGAGGCCGAAAGCGAGCGTTGCGGAAAGGACGCCGAACCCGGTAAGGGTCCACCAAGCAGCTGCGAAGGAATGGCCAGTAGGCGTGTCGTCGTAGGGGAGGGTGTGGGTGCGGTTCATGCCCATAGCTCCTTGCGCTCAATTACGCGCCTCGTTCTGACGCTGCGGCGCTCGTGCTTTCCGCAGTGAGCGCATTTGCGCGCGTTGCGATTTATCGCGATCCAGTTGTGCTCGTGCTTCCAGAACAAGCAACGACCGACGCGCATGTAGTTCGTCCAGAACCAGTCGGTGATCTCGATCCACTCGTCGACGTGGTGTGCTGGGCTATAGGCCCAGTCGTTCTTGCCCGACCCTGGCATGCAGATGTTGCGAAGGTTGTTCCCGTGAAACCAGCCGTCGACTTTCACGCCGATTGCGATCTGGTAGGCAGGTGTGTTACCGGCCTCCAGATCATCGATGCTCGGCGCCCGGTAGCCGTCGATGGAGCTCCACGCCATCAGATAAACCTGCTCTCGACCCTTCCTGAGCGCCCGCTGGTACAACCGCCAAGAGAACTTGTCTGACTGGCCTTTCACTGCCGGGCGGATCGTCTCGGCGAAGGTTCTGCTCTCTTGAGCGTTCATACCGGCACCCCGTTGCTGATTCGATCTGCGAGGCCGTAAACCCCGATCATGAATGCTGTGGCCACTCCAGCGCAGAGCCAGAACACGGCGCGTTGTTTTGCGCTTTGGTATGCCGCCATCACACACCCCCTATCAGCGCCACGTAGGCGAGAGCAGCTAAGAAAGGAGCTACCCCGCCATACAGGAGAAAGGCTCCGGCTATGTTCTTGAGGGTCATTGCTGGGCTCCTTGCAAAAGGTCTGGCGCCGGCTTTCGCGCTCTGCGTAGCGGCAAGTTGTACTTGCGGAAGAAGTCGCGCCTGGCGTCCAGCCACGCCTTGTAGGCCCAGCCCGAACGCTGCGAGTACGGATAGCTGTCGTCGATGGCCTTTGCTATTGCGGCCGGCTCTTCATCGGCGCGTCGCATTCGAACAGTTTCCATGTGCCCCCACGCAGTCGCATACCAGGTCATGGCTGCTCTCCTTGCAGGGCGGCGTCGATGACGGAATCCACCATCTCGGGGGAATCGAATGGCGTAGTGATCAGCATTGCTGGCTTCACCCATTTGCCTATCGGCAGGATCGCCATTCCGTCTACAGCCTCCTGCTCGCGCAGCCACCGATACCGCTCGGCGTCCTTCGCCATGCGGCGCACCTGCTCCTGCACCAATACGTCTCCGCCGTCTGGCGGGTCCATGTAGTGAGCGCCCGGCAGCGCTGCAGTGATCTCTCTGATCACATCCAAGCTGTTCGAATACCACTCGGTAAGCGTGTCGATCTGCAGCAACCTCGCATCCCGCTCAGCGAGAAGGGCGCGATTCCGAGCTACCTGATCGTCCAGAAGGGCTTGCAGCTGCATGCGCTGGTCTGCTTCCTTTGCCAGTCGCGCCTTGAGCTTGTCGATGTAGCGATTCGTGCTCATGCCGCAGTCCTCACGGTGAATTTCGTCTTGAGCGTCCATGCCTTCGTGACCGCGTGATTCATCCGCAGGTAAAGGCTCGTCTCGATCTGGCCGGTGTCGCGCAGGGCTTTCAGGTAGCCGTACAGCACGTTGCAGTGGTAGTCGGCGGTGGCTGCGTACCGGGCGGCGCGCAGGTGCTTGAAGTGCTCTCGAATGGTGTCTTCGGTCTTCATGCTGCCTCCCGCTTGATCTCGTCGGCGTGTTCGCGGCGCCGGTTGGCCTCGTGTTCGAGGAATGCGTCTATCCGGTCATCGCAGTAGTCGATGAAGGCGGCGACGGTTGCTTCGTCGTGGTCTTTCAGCTGCTCGTGGATCGCGTCTTCGAGCGAGCAGGACTCATCCGGGCACGGGTATTCCCGAACCCCAGGTTCGTGTCTGTACATGGGTGGTTACCTCGATGTGCCCGGACGGGCGATCAGGCGGCGGTGTATTCCGTGGCGCAGGCATTGCAGACGTACCGGCCTGGATCGCTGACCGGCTTTGGCTTGTTGAACACGTTGCAGCCGCAGTCGCACCTGAATGGCTTTCCAGCAACCTTCAGCAGTATGTTCGGCTCTGGCGTTTCTTTTTCATCGGGCATGGCCGTCTCCAAGCCGCGTCCTGCGCAGCGTTTCGATTGAGTGGATGTGCCCGGATGGGCGGGGGAAGGGTGATGCAGTGGCATCGGGGAGTGATCTGGCCGGAGCTGATCCCGGCACAACGTAATGGCTTTACCGCCGTGTCGCCTCGCTATGGGCGTCGCATCAGCCTGCGCATTCAGATCACTCTCCGATGCCGACTGGTAACGCCAGTCACTCGGCCATCCCCTCGGGCAAAGCTGTGGGAAATCCCGTAGATGGCTGCCGGGGTTTTCTAGCAATCGAGGCACTGGCCGGCTGATCCTCGTCGCAGGTATCCCGAAGGGCCGCTGCGCTCGGCGGTTTGTTCATGGCGCTACCAGCACCGCGCGCCGTACGGTTATCGCAGACCTGGTGGTCTGGCCTGGCTGGCTCAGGTGTTCATCGTCACAGTGATGCAGCCGTTGCTGGCTCGCATCACACTCCAGCGGTTCAGCATCACGGCAGGCCCGAACTTCTTGCCCGCCGCACGCTTCACCTGATCGGCTACCGATTGCAGGCTTTCGCCTTCCTCTGCAATGGCCAGCCACTGGAGCTTCTTGCCGCTGCTCAGGCTGGCGTCGATGTTGAACTTGGCCATGTGCTATCCCTCAATCTCAAAGTGGCGGCGGGCTACCTGCTCGCCGATCTCATCCAGCAATTCAGCGGCGCCGAAGTGGTTCACGATCTCTTCGATATCGAAGTTCGCGAGGACCGTTGCGCCGTCCGCGTCGTATGCCGAAACACCCATCAGCGTTCGGCTGGCCGGGTTTACGTCGATCTTGTAGGCGTCGAAATTCAAAACGCTGATATTCATTGCGGGTTCCCTCCGGTTGTCTTCCCAATGCCGACTCATCGAATCGGCATCAGTGAATGTTCCGTTCTCCACCATGCTCGGCGCCGGAGTCGTCTCTCTGGCCGGGTCAGCGTCTGGCATCTTCCCGGCTGGCTTGCATGGTTTCGCGTGGCTGCATGTGGAGCCACGGCCAGTTCCAGAGCTGGCATGGGGCGGGGAATTTGTTGATCGCGCTGTTCGGTTGCCCGGACCCCGCCGCGATGTTCCTGAAGTTTTAAAGAGCGTGGGCTTTTCAGGCCCTGACGCGGTGCTGCTGCGTCGATGGGTGTAATTTAAGCATGCTGAATTTATAGGTCAAGTCTTTTTTTAAGCTTACTGAAATTTTATGGCGCGCGAGATCTGCCGTTTCGCCGCGCAGGGTCGGCTTGAGAAACCTTAAGCCAAGCTATCGGTGGCTATTTGATATAGTCGTGGCGCCTAAGAATATGAGGGAGGGGCTATGAGAAATTGGATGATCGCTGCGTCGATGGTTTTAACGCTTGCCGGCTGCGGCCAGGGCGACCAGGGGCAAATTGAGCAGCTGCAGAAAGAAATAGCAGTACTGCAGGCCAAGCTCAAGACAGCAGAGACGGCACTAGATGATGAGAGGAACGGAGCCGTGCGACTGCTAGCCGTTGCGAAAAACGAGCTAGAAAGCGGGGCGGCAGCAAAGGCAAAGCAGGCGCTTTTGGCCTTGGTGGAGCGCCATCCGGGCGCAGAGCAGGCTAAAGAAGCCAAGGCGCTGATCGCCGAATTGGATCGGAAGGCTGCGCAAATCGAAGAGGAAAAGCGAAGGGAGGAGGCTCGCAAGGCAGAAGAGCAGCGCAAGCTTATCGCCCGGGCCGAACAAAACCTTCGAAAAGAAGTAGATGAGGTGCGCGAAATCACCTGGCTCAGCCACAAGAAAGAGCCGGCCCTTGGCAAGAAGGTGTCTCTGTACTTCGGCACCAAAAACGGATCCGCCAGCACCTACCCATTGCGGATGAAGCTGCAATATTCAGCCGATGACTGGCTCTTCGTCCGAAGCGTCACCGTCAAGGCTGGCGAGAAAACGATAGAGCTGCGCACTGGCAACTTCGAGCGCGATCACTCCAGGGGGACGATATGGGAGTGGGCGGATCAGCCGGTTACTGATTTCAAAATGCTGGATGAAATCCTAGCAAGACAGAAGGTAATTATTCGCTTCAACGGAAACCAGTACTACAGCGACTTTACGCTACCGGAATCCCAGAAGGCGGCAATGCGTGAGGTCCTGCTGGCATGGGAGCGGTACGGCGGCAAGCGTAGCTAGACTATTGCACTGCGCCCGCTCAGTGGCGGGCCGCAGGTCGATCAGGAATCAGCAGGTCGTGCGGGTGGCGGGAGGAGGGCAGATACAAAAAGCCCCGCGGGGTGCTGGGCTTGGTGTCCGATTGCCTTCGGATAAAGTTTGTCCTATAGTTGGCTTGCGAGATTGATCCGGTGAAGGCCGGGGTAGGTTTCGCCATAGAATTTCGATAAATGGGTTGCGACTACGCGGCCGGCGCTAAGCCCTTGGGACTTGTCTCAGGGGCTTTTCGCTTTCTGGGCTACGGGAAGATCTTTCTTCCGTACCGATTCATCTTCTTCCGCAGAATCTCATACGCTCGATTTTCTTGTTCCGGCCTCAGCACAGATAGTCCGATTGGACGAGCTGTAAGGTCGGCGACCTGCAAGCCTTCGCAGTTAGTCTTTTTGTCCGCAATTACGATTTGAAACGGGTAGGTAGCTCCAGCGAAATTATCTCCGTCGCAAACTCGCCTAAAGGCCAGCTCAAGGTCAAGGTCCTCCTTGTTTCCTCGCGCCTCAAAGATGAAGTGCGTGTCCCGCTCGCATTGTCCTTTGCTACGCAAGAAGCCATATATGCGTTCAAGCCCGAGCTGCATGGCTAGATGGTATGGGTGGGCAGGCTTTGAATAGCGCCGCTTGTGTTGAATCTTGTCGATGATGATCGCGAAGATTTGAAAGTGTGTCTCGGCAACGATTGCTCCAAGCGTGACCATCAGCGAATCCCGATCCTCTTTCGGCATGCGAGAGAATGCGCCCTTCTTCCGGTTTATCTCAGATTCGTGAAGGATGACCTTATCGTGCCCAAACAGGTCGAACTTTAGGCGCTTCACTCGGGGCACTAGCTTCTGCAGGTATTCGTCTTTGCTGATCACGCAGAAAGTCAGCACGAACACTGGGTACGCATCGTCAATCGATTCTAGGCTGTGATCTCCGCTTTCATCTACGAAGACAATCCAATCGCTGTGCCGCACTATCCCTGCTCGCTCAACTCAACGCACCCCTTAAACCCTAACCTTGCCCGGCGGCACGATGGCGCCACCCTCACATCGCCCGGCCATGCCCTAGAGCCCGGTTATCTTCGCGTCCACCACGCGCCCAATCAGTCGCCACTCGTCGTCCATCTCAACCTGGTTGAACGCTGGGTTAAGCGGCACAAGGTAGGCGGTTCCCGCGTCTCGCACGTACTGCTTGAAGGTGGTTTCGCCATCGCGATGCTTGGCGATGTAGAACTTGCCGCTGATCACGTCGAAGCCCTCAGGGCGCACAAGGATCGGGGTATCTGGCGGAAAGCTGGGCGGCGTCTCCGAGGTCATTGACCTGCCCTTTACCCTGAGCCAATAGCCATGTTCGCCAGCGTTCTCGGTTGACTCCAGCATCTCCTCGCCGTCGCCTGGGTAGTAGTTATCCGGCGACTCTGCTCGCTCGCCAGCGGCCACCCAGCTGATTAGCGGGTAAGCGCGCGGCGCGCGACGTGGCTGCAATGCGGGGGCGACGTTGGAGTGCTCGGCATTGCTCTCGATGCGCTCAGGTCCTTCCTCTATGGCCAGCCACTGCGCACTGAATCCGGTGGCTTTCGCCAGGGCAAACAAGTTCTCTGGCCTGAGGCTTTTGCTCTCGCCTGATAGCCACTGAGTCACGGCCGAGTTCGCAACGTTGCACCGGGCAGCGATCTCGCCTTTCTTGAGCCCGCTCACCTGAATGGCGCGGGCGATTCTTTCGTGTCGTTCCATAACACACATGTTAAGCATCCTGAATTTAAGCATGCACTGCGCTTAAGTAATTGCTTGACCTAGTAATTTAAGCATGCTGAAATTGCGGCAAGCTAACCCGAGGTTGAGCAATGAAGACTCAAGACGTGGCCGATTTCTTCGGCAGCAAGAAGAAGCTAGCGGACGCCCTCGGTATCCGCCCAAGCGCAGTAACCATGTGGGGGGAAACGGTTCCCGAATCCCGCCAGTACCAAATTCAGGTCCTGTCCCGGGGCAAGTTCAAAGCGGTTCGCAAGGCTCCAGTAGCTGCATAAGCGACATCCCTGTCAGTGGTTTCCATGAATCCAGTATTGCCCGACGAACGGTAGGGCTCCACGGAAAGAGAAAAGAGGTTTTACGCGATGGAAGATTTCCTCAGAGCCACCCAGTCCGCAGTGCTGGACCACGAAGCCAAGACCCTGGCAGCAAAGATGGGCGTTCCGCATGTGAGCCTGCTTCAGCGCGCAAACCCGGACAACGATGCCCATCACCTGACCATCGAGCACCTGTTCGGAATCCTGCTGCACACCGGCGACATGCGCCCTCTGGAAGCACTGGCTGAGGCCTTCGGCTTCGAGCTGGTAGCCAAGGAGCAGCCCAAGGCCCGCGACCTGTCAGCCGCAATGCTCCACGTCACCAAGGAATTTGCAGACGTTGCTCGCTCAGTGAGCGATGCGATGGATGACGGCCGTATCTCCCAGCACGAGCGTGCACAGATCAGCCGCGAGATCAACGAAGCCCGCCACAGCCTCGACGTGATGGCGGCTTCGGTAAAGGTCGCCTGATCGACAGGCGAAAAAAAAGCCCGGAGGCAACCGGGCTTCGGAACAACTAACTAGCGAGAGAGATTATGGACAACGTGATTCACATAAGCAACACCCAGCGGGGGTTCACCCGGATGGACAACGACCTTTACGACGCATTGATCGGCGCGGACCTCTCCGGCCGGGAGCTTCGTGTCGCTCTTGCTATTCACCGCTTCACCGTCGGCTACAACGTGGCCACCGCACGGATTGCTGCCGCGACCATCGCTCAGATCGCAAATCTACGTCGTGAGCATGTTTCGCGGATGGTTAGTGAGCTGATCCGCCAGCGGGTTATCTATCGTGCTGGCGGAAGCAAGGGGCCGATTGGTATCAGTCCAGTTTCCGAGTGGAGAATTGACCCGAAGAACGAGGACAAGAAGGCTCAACCTAAACCAGCACAGTGTGCCATTTCCGGCACGTCCTTAGTGCCATTTCCGGCACCCTTTAAAGACAGTAAAGACATAAACACTACTGACGTAGTGTTACGCGCCACGGTCGAACCAACTCAGGTGGAGCCAGCGCAAAAGCCAAAGGCGGCCGCAAAGGCAAAAGCCGAAACCTTCACCCTGTCCAACCTGCTTTTGGATAACCCGCACGGCGCATCGGAGCAGGTGCTTGCAGACTGGATGACCTGCCGCAAGAAGATGCGCGCCGCCGTCACGGCTACCGTCTGGAAGCGCGTGAACGAAGAGCTTTCCAAGTGTGTAGCCGCTGGAATCAGCGCTGACGACGCGCTGGCCGAGGCTCAAGAGGCAGGGTGGCGCGGATTCAAGGCGGACTGGATCGCAAACCGTCGCAGCAACGACCGCCGCCAACCTTCGCGTCAGGCCAACGCCATCCCTGATTTCCACGGCGACGACACCAGCTGGGCGAACGACCTGGGGGATCTGTGATGCGCAACGTCAAGGATCTGATCCCGTCCGCCACCAGCGCAAACCACGTCGCCCTTCCTGAGCCGGTCACTGCGCCACGCGCTATCGACCAAGGCACAGCCAGCGTCGTCAACAAGCTATTCGTGGAGCTGCAATCCATCTTCCCGGCATGGAAGCAGGCTTGGCCGAACGACGAGGCGCTGACCGCGGCGAAAAAGTCTTGGATCAAGGGCTTCATGGCTGCCGGCATCAACACCATCGAGCAGATCCGCTTCGGCATCGAGCAGTGCCGCAAGTCCGGTGGCGACTTCGCCCCGAGCGTTGGTCGCTTCATCCGCTGGTGTGAGCCGACTCCGGAGATGCTGGGCTTGCCCGACGCAGCCAAGGCATACCGGGAAGCCTGCGCCAACGCCCATCCGGCCGCTGAGCGCAACTGGTCGCACCCCGCAGTCCATCACGCCGCCTGCGAAACCGGCTTCTACGAGCTGGCCAACATGCCAGAGGAACGCAGCCGCAAGCTGTTCGACCGGAACTACGCGATCACTATCCGCATGGTGATGACCGGCCAGCCGCTGCGCGAGATTCCCTTGGCGCTGCCTGAAACGGTATCGGTGCGCACGCCGGAGGTTGGCCGCGAGAACCTGCAGAAGCTCCGCGAAATGTTCAAGGGGGCGAAGGCATGACGACCTCCATCGGCACCGGCCGCATTCACGAAGGCCTGGACCTGAAGTGGTGCTGCGACATCTGCGGCAATCCACGCAACGGCCATAAGCACACCGCTTGCGCCAAGACCCGTCAGGCCATCTACGCGATGCCGTCTCAGCAGCGCCTGGCCGTTCTGGCTCTCCAGAAGCAGGGCTTCCGCCCTCAAGCAATCACCGGGGCAGGCATAGGCCTATCCCGCGGCAATGACCATCGCGTCGTCTGTGCTGACGGAAGCACCCAGCGCGGCGTAGGAGCACGGAAATGAACTTCGGATCAGTTTGCTCTGGCATTGAAGCCGCTTCCGTTGCTTGGCATCCGCTGGGATTCCGCGCGTCGTGGCTGGCCGAGATCGAGGCCTTTCCGGCCGCCGTGCTTGCTCACCACTACCCGGAAGTGCCGAACCTGGGCGACATGACCAAGATCGCGACGGAAGTGCTGACCGGCGCCGTTGATGCGCCTGACGTACTCGTCGGCGGAACACCATGCCAGGCGTTCAGTGTTGCAGGGATGCGCGCGGGCCTACAGGACGCACGCGGTAAGTTGACTATCGAATTCGTGAGGCTCGCAGATGCAATTGACCATGTTCGGGTTGCCCGAGGAAAGCAACCATCCATCACCGTCTGGGAAAACGTCCCAGGCGTACTTTCCGACCGAGGCAACGCCTTCGGCTGCTTTCTTGGCGCGCTGGCTGGGGAGGACTGCGAACTGCAGCCTTCAGGGAAGCGGTGGACGGACGCTGGTTGTGTGTATGGACCCAAAAGAGCAATCGCGTGGAGGGTTCTTGACGCCCAATATTTCGGCCTGGCCCAACGGCGCCGCCGTGTGTTCGTTGTGGCAAGTGCTAGAGAAGGGTTCGATCCCGCATCGGTACTTTTTGAGCGCGAAGGCGTGCGCCGGGATACTCCGCCGCGCCGAGGCGAGGGGCAAGTCACTGCCGGAACCCTTGCAAGTCGCACTGGTTCAGGCGGCTTCCCTGGAACAGACGAAGCCTGCAGCGGATATGTCCAGCCAGTAGCGGCCTATTCGATCCAGGCCGGTGCGCTGCGCACGAACCCGCTGAGCGGTCCGGATGGCGTCGGCGTGCAGGTTGATCACGCATACACACTCGAAGCGCGGGCTGAGGTGCAGTGCGTTGCTTTCAGCTGCAAGGACCACGGAGCAGATGCAGGCCAGATCGCACCGACCCTTCGCGCAATGGGCCACAGCGGCAGTCACGCCAATGCGGGCGGGCAGGTTGCCGTCTGCGTTACTGGTGACATCGCCCACACGCTGAAGGCCGAGGGCTTCGACGCAAGCGAAGACGGCACCGGCCGGGGTCAGCCGATCGTTCCCGTTCATGCATTCGATGCTCGTCAATCCGACGTTCTGCAATACGGACCTATCTCTGGGCCGTTAGACACTGGAATTCCAAACGCGACCGCGATGATTGGATCCGCCGTCCGTCGCCTGACGCCAACCGAATGCGAGCGCCTTCAGGGATTCCCTGACGGGTACACCCTCGTCCCTTACCGAAACAAGGAAGCCGCAGACGGCCCGCGCTACAAGGCGCTGGGCAACTCGATGGCTGTGCCTGTTATGCGCTGGATTGGCGAGCGTATCGCCCTGGTCGCGCTCGCTCAGATGCAGGAGGTTGCATAAATGTCTGACTACATGGAAATCACCGAAGCCTTCCACCAGGCCCGCACAGCCCCCGATGTAACAGATCGCGCTACTGGCCTAGAGGAGGCAGATCGTATAGGTGGCGTGGCGCTGGTACAGGCCAGGCTGCAGGGCGATGGCCGTCCGGACTGCCTGGATTGTGGCGAGGACATCCTCCCAGCTCGCCGCCAGGCAGTGAAGAACGCCGTGCGCTGCAAGCCCTGCCAGGACGACCACGACAAGCGGGAGGCGCGCCGCCATGGCTGAGAAGATCCGCGTCTCGCATATCGGCGAGCTCTCCCAGGTCTACGCCGCGATCCGTGCAAAGGGCTTCCCTTGCACGGTGACCATCACCGGCGCCAGTCGATCGCTCCCGCAGAACGCTCTGTTCCACAAGTGGTGCGAGGAGATCGCCCGCTTCTTCGTGAGCATGGGCAAGACGACCTTTGCCACCGGTGCGCCGATGGATATGGGCAACGTAAAGCGCAACCTGAAGCAGACCTTCCTCGGCGAGCAGCTCATTCAGGACATCAACCTGAAGACCGGCGAGATCACCGACCGCTACGAGCTCAAGCACACCAGCGAGCTCGACAAGGGTGAGATGCACGCCTTCATGACCTGCATCGACGCCTGGGCTACCGAGCACGGCATCTACCTGCCGCACCCGGAGGATTCCGAGTATCAGCGGATGAAGATCGAGTTCGGGGAGGCTGCATGAAGGGCCGTAGTCCATCAGCCGAGCAGAAGCGCTACCACGACCTGCTGGCCCAGCGCATCGGCTGTATCGCCTGCCAGAAAGACGGCCGATTCAACCCGTCCGTGAGCATCCATCACGTCGACGGCCGAACCAAGCCTGATGCGCACTGGATGGTGCTCGGTCTCTGCGCCGGCCATCACCAAGACGGCTACGGCGCCCCTGGCCTTATTGCGGTTCACCCCTACAAGGCCCGCTTCGAGCTGGCCTATGGGAAGCAGGAAACACTAATCCGCGACTGCGCCCTGCAGTTGCTTGATATGGGCCTGACGCTGCCGGCGCGGGTCATGGAATTGATCGGACTGGAGCAGGCCGCATGAAGACCTGCCCCGTAGACGCCACCCACAAGACAACGGCCTTCAGCAGCCGGCAGACCCTGTACTGCCACGACTGCCGCAAGGAACACCCATGGCCGCTAAAGCCCGGCCAGCTCCCCCTGATCGCAAACAACAGAGCAACGAGGAAGCCGCAATGAGCGCACTCAACGAACAGCCAGGCGGCAATCACTACAAGGGCAAGGCCATCCAGCCAGTCCAGTACATCCACGCCAACGGCATCGGCTACTGCGAGGGCAACGTCATCAAGTACGTCTCCCGCTGGCGCGAGAAGAACGGGCTGCAGGATCTACTGAAGGCTCGCCATTACATCGATCTGCTGATCGAGCTGGAAGGACTGGAGAAAGCCGAGTTCGGCCAGCAGAACACCATCGACTGCCGCACGAAGGAAGAGCGCGCGGCCGATATCGGGCGACAGCTTGCTGATGGCGTGCGCCG